CCGTTTTAAATGGGGTTGATGCAGAACTAGTCGGTTTAACTGTAGATGCAACACCCGCGCCGCTTGCACTTTTACCTTGTTCAAGACAGATATAAACAGAGTTGTTATCAGTAATAACATAATGTGAATTCGTAGGCTGTCCAACCTGGTTAGTATTATACCCAGAATATATCGAACCAGAAGACCAGTTTTTGCGAGGAACAACAAATGATACGTCAGCGGTTCTTTTAACAGATTGCATATTCAATCTAAACTGAAGTTCTTCCCTAAGAGAATTGATTGGCACTGTTGGGGTATCCGAAGAATCCCAATCCTGTGATCTACCGATACCGATATAATAGTTTTGTGCCGAATCGGCAACATCTTCAAAAATGTTTTGGACCAATTCTCTTTTAAAATAATCTGTGATGATGGCTGACATTTTAGGTCCTACTTATAGTGCTGCGATTGCTGTCTTAAATGCGTCAAAGTCTGCACTTGCCGCTGCGATTGATTGTAATGAGCTTATGCTGATATAGTCACCATAGAGCTCTGTAAAGTTTTCATTGATTTTCTGGCCAGCGTCTCTGAGCGTATCTCCAGTGCCGTCATTAGCCGATGTTCCAAGTGAAATAGATTGTTGTGCCATAATTAATTCCTGTTGTGTTGATTCTATTTATAACAAATATTACGCGGAATCTTGATATTGTAGCGGATTACCGTAATCAAATTTATTCATATCCATTGTTTCTATTGTATTAGAGAAATCGACTGCGCGAATGATTCCATCAGAATCCTCATCGAATGTAGGTGAGTTTTCGTCAGCAAATTCAATAATTGAGTTGTATTGATCTGCAATTCCTGCTATAGTAAGAGTATTGAATAGTTGAATTTGACGTATGAGTGACACTCTTTCTGCAAGAGAATCGCTATCATTATCATCAATAATAATACCAGTAATTGACTGATTTTGTGTAAGTGTTGCGAATGCGGTTTCTTCAAAGATTGCTGTGCCAGCTGCAGAATCTAGTAATGCAATAGGCATCGATGAAGCACTAAGATTATATATGCCCTCGATAACAACATCGCCAGCCAAATACCATCCAGCTGGATGGACAAACAATTTAAAAAGATCTTTCCATTTGGCTAAAGGAATACCAGACTGAATTAGAATAGAATGTATCTGATATCGCTTATCGTCTTGTATATATTTAAGAGAATCTGTTCCCAATCTAGAATCATTCACAATAAACATATTGTTTTTTGGATATACGATAGAAGCTTCTTCACCAAAGAACGCTCTAAAGAATCCTTCAGCTGAGATTTTGCTTCCTTTTGCTTTATAGAAAGATGCAATAACTTTAGCAATAAATCTTGGATCTGCAAAGAAGTCTGCAGATTGTGAGTTATTGCCAATCTCTTTAAAAATATTGTCAAGTGACGATAGCTGTGTTGTGCTCAAGTCCCTTGCTTGATATAATCCTTGAATGAAGTACGAATACCCTTCATCATCTTTTTCCATAAAGTCATAATAGATATCAAGAAACTTTACTAAGTCTGGGTACTCAGTTGCAAAGTGTTCTGGCAAAGCTTCCTTTGTCTTATCAATGATAAGATTAAGTGGAAGTCTTCCGTTATAATCAAATCTATTTGACATTACAGCGTTACTCTAATCTCTTGATAATCAATTTGTGCGGATGCGAATGATTTTTCAGTATCAAGTGTAAGAATATAGTTTCTTAACGGTCTTATCGTACTTTGATTAGCGGGAACTGCAGATATTTTAATATATGACGCTGCCCCGATGATAGATGTTGGCGCTAAGCTTACAATATTAACCGATCCACTTACCGGGTTATATGTTCCAATATTCGTAACCACTATTTCACCCTCTGCCGTGGCAACTTCAAGAATGTTTGAGCCCAATCTATTTCTGATTGTGCATGTCTTACCATTTGTGTTAAATAGAGTTGATGTTATAGTGTGTGTTGTTGTCAATGGCGCTGCAAGTGCAACAGGATATTGAAGAGAATATGCAAGATTTTGTGACAAAGTTGGAGTTATTCTTTGCTGAACTTTAACATTCATTCGAGAGTTAAGAATAGCTTCGCTTATGTCATCAACATCTGCTAAAATCTGTGAACGTCTAAATGTCGTATTAAACTTATTAAGATTTTTCGTGAAATAATCTCTAATAAGCGTTTGCACAGTACCTTCAGTTGTACCTGCAGTAACGTTTGTTAGTGACGGATCAAAGTTAAAAAATGTTTCTATTTCAATATAAGTTGTTATGGCATCCGAAAACTTAGTATCAATAGACATAATTGAAAGGTTGTCTGATAGATTCGATACGATTCCATCCTTCACAACCTGCTTTACCGCTTCTGTCGTATTCTCAATAAACTTCAAAGACACATATACATTACCGAAATCTGCTGGAACATTATCTTCTCCGCCCCATGCAGTAACATCATTAAGAAAACTTCCGAAATTTCTTATAATAAGGGCAATATAATCATTTGCAGTTACAAGTCTATTTTGTGATGCATATGAAATCGGTGCGTTCGATTTAATAGATTTAATTGATTCTTTATCAGAACCACCAGCAGCCCTTGAAAGTGTAGTGACTGCAATAGCATAATCTGTGTCATCGACTGTTATTTCACTTTGAGAAATAAAATCTCTGGCGCCATTTGCTGCAACATTACTTGTCGAAAGATATGTTACTCGGATAACTTCACCTGGTTGCGGTGTTTTACCTGTCGTAATACCGTCACCGAATGTGATTTCATAGCTTCCATTCGGGGCTTCTCTTAGTGTATAATATCGCGTATCCGCGGTTACGTTCTGGGCGGATGCCAAAGGAAGATACGTTTCAAAAAGTTCTGCATTTCTAGACGCATAAACTTGAACCGATGCAGTTGATGTATCGATAGTATCGTCTGGAATAATATAAACAGGCGTTGATATTGAATCTGCGATAAACGTTTTAGTTCTAAATGTACCTTCATAGATATAAATCGTGGGAGATCCACTAGAAGTTAAAAATTGATAAAAGCCAGATCCATTGTCAACCGCAATATGATCTTCGATTGTTTGGAAAATATATGATACATCTTCAACAGTCGAAGTAAATTGTGAACCGGCCGGCAATGTTAATGTTCCTGGTCTGCTCGGATTTGTGATACTTACTGATAAACCTACCGTTGCATATGCTGCAGTTTTCGACCTAGGAATATAACCCAGTGATTCTGAAATAGCAAGAACGGAACTTCTCAGTTGGGCTGTAGTAAGAAATGACTCATTTAATGCAAAGTTTGCAATCAAACCATTATAGTGAGTGTTATATGCTAGAACGTCAAGGATATTCGATAGACCAGAAGCCTCAAAGTCGTAGTCAGCAAATTCATCACTGGCAAGAAAGTGTGTTTTTAGTTGCTCTTTGATTCTATTAAAATCAAGGTCTGTTGATTTAATACTAACTGCCATATTATCTTAGCCTTGTAATTGTTGTTTCAAAAGTCACTTCCTCGGACGTATTTATAATTCGGAATACGATCTGGACTCTTGCTGTGTTTCTGTCTGGTTGAACATTGGGCGAAACCGAAATCAGTTTAGCTCTTGGTTCAAAGTTTTCTAATGCAAATGCAACTTGATCAGCGATCAGAACATTACTTTCATCATCAGCTAATTCAAAAAGTAGTGCATTTAAGCCACCACCAAAGTATGGATTAAATGGCTTTTCACCCAAGTCTGTAAGCAACAAGTTTTTAATCGCTTGCTTTACTGCAGCTGCATCATTTTTCTTATATACGTCACCAGATGCTTTTTTAGCAAATGTTAAATCAATATCTGAATATAGTCTATTTCTAGAAGTAACGAGACTTCTAGTTTGTAGATCACCATCCTCTATTGAGAAATATTTTCTAGCCATGTTACTTCCTAACCTTTGAAGTATTTATATAGTTTTAAGATGGGTATCTCTTAATAAAGTTTAGGTTTTCAAATGGAACTTCGCCGCCATCAGCTTTAAAGCTAGGAATCGTGAACGGGAACCAGAACTTATCAGTGTCCTGCCACACATAGATGAAGATCTCGCCGTTATCGTCATTGGTTCTTGTGATAACATAATCGCCTTCCTTGGCTGGTAGGTTGAATGGCCTTTTGAATTTACCTTTGTAATCAACCCTAGAATCACCAGTATTAAATGTGTGAATTGGGCCCTGCTCGGTCTGATCTTCTGGGTGAATAAACGGATATGCATTGCCTGCTTCTTCATCAGGTTCTTGACCGTCATCACTTTCGTTTTCTCCAGTTTCCTCAACTGATTCTTCTGCCGATGGCTCATTTTTAGGTTCAGTTGCAAGCATCATAATCTCTTTACCTTGAACCTTACCATTAAATACTGTTTCAACAGTCATATCATAAGTTGCTTTCCAGTCTTTTGGTATAGAAGGCATAATAAGAACAATCTGAACATTTAAATCGCCAGATGGATCATACGTATCATAGTCAAGAATCATTTTTTCAAACTTGATATTTTTTACAATCCAAGTTGCAAGTTCAAATGTTTTATCAGTATCAACAACACCATCTAGCCCAGTTAGTTCGTATACAACTGCTCGTCCTTTTGTTCTTAAATCAAGAACGCTTCCTGCTGTTAAAACCTCAACGTCATTTTTCATATAGACGCCTTCGACGATTTCAAGGTTATATCCCTTAAACTCTTCTTTATCTTTTCGAATTCTGCTTACAAACTCTGCTTGTGGATATAGATTTCTAAGCATCTGAATTTTTTCATTCAATGTTTTAGAAGGATCAAGCTTTCCTGGATCGCCTTTGCCATATAAGAACTGACTTAATGAAATGCCTGCCGCAAGCAATGTGCTTGAAGTAACATTTAGAACGCCATTTGGATCATATTGTGTGTCTGGAACAATAGCAGTTTGTGTATTAACTGATGCAATGACTCTTGCTTTTGGGTCACTCGAACTTGAAACTGTTGTTCTTGGTGTCACTGTAAGCTGTTTAGGATCACGTGTTTCGATAACTTCGGCCGGAACTGTATCAGAATGTTTAGGGTTCATATTACCAGTAGATACCTGATAATTATTAAACTTCTGATTTGTGTGGTGGCCAGTATCTCTTTTTCTCGCACGAACTTCTTGTGTTGTCAAAGTTTCTCTGGAAACGTATCCAGTATCAGCTGATTTATCAAATGCATTTTTAAGATGATCGCCCTTATCAATTGTAACCTTCTTAATGCCGTATGCGCCCTTTGTCAGATATTCAGTCATAACGGCAGTTGTTGCTTTTGCTGTTTGACCTGTTGTATCAAATGATGCATCAGCGGAATGACCTTGCGAAGTGAATGAAGATGAGCCAGCAGATGTTTGGGCAGTTCCCTCAAGATCTCCTACGAAATATCCACTCAACGTAACAGCATTCACTGATTGTGTACCAGTAACTGTTTTCGTATTAACAGTTTCCCCAGCCCATAAGCTGTGCCCAACATATGAGTTATAACTATGCATAATAACATTTTCACCGCCGATGTTACCTGAGGAGCCAAACACTGAAATGCTTTCTGCAGCGATATTAATGTCGGGAGCAGATTGAACAATCTGTGCTTCAGATGTAGTTGCAATTGCGCCCTTTGCTGCAACAGTAGCACTACCACCAACTGCTAGTTTGTAATCTACTTTTGCGAACTGCGTAATACTTCCCATTGTAGTATTTGTATAGCTTCCAGTATATGTGTCTTGTCTGCTACCAACAATTGATGTGTATTTGCTTCCGTAATACAAGTCTCTTGACGGACCTTTGATTGTTTTTGTTTCGTCTTTTGCTTGGACGTTATACGAACCACCAACGTTCACATTAAAATCACCGCCGACATTCAACGTGAGATTACCAGAGTAATTAAGTTGCCCATCACCAGTGATAACCATTTTATGGCCACCTGTGACAACTTCTACTAATCCGTCACCTTGTGCAACGACAATGATGCTACCGTCTGGACGCATATCAACGCCAGAACCATCAGCATGTTTAATTAGAATTCTAGGAGTTGTTGTGCTGTCATTATATTCAATGACGTGACCACTCTCAGTTTCAATAACCTGGTTAAGCGGATATTCAGATTGAATACCGCCACGATATTTGCTTAAGTCTACTCCTGCAACAGTTCCTGGAATATTTAACTCATTTATAGAAACACTTTGCTTTGCAGAGTGATTTAAAGATGATGCATTTTCATAGGACTCTTTAGGATATTTAGCAGCTAAATTTCCTGAACCGGCATTACGGGGATCTAAATTATCAATTCTATTGCTCATGTGTTGTCTCTATATCTCATTACATCTTTTAGCCACTGCGCTGCTCTATCTGTTCCGCCTTTTTTGGCGTCAGCCCATCTTCTGGAAGAGCTTGTTCCCGGATTTCTTCCCCACGCCATATCAACGTGTAGATTTCCCCCCATATATGTAGGACCAGCGCCCATTCCAGTAATACCTTGGCTTGCCAAATATCTAGCAAAGTTTAAAACGTCCGGTGGGGGATTA